TCGCCTACCATTGATTTCATGCCGTTACCAAGAGCGCTGATACCGCCCATGATAGCGCCACCGATTAAGTTAGCACCGAGAACAGACTTGAACACAGACCCAACCTTGCCGGCTGAGCCTTTCAAGCCTTCTAAAGCCCCTTTGATGCGTTTAGCCCCACTTTCAGCGTCTTTGCCATCGAATAACGCCTTAATGGTGACTGTACCATCTGCCATAAATTATCCCTCCTTTCTAAAATTCTTCTTCTTTGTATTCTTCATCAACGATTGTGTCGTTAGGGAGAGCATAATCTTTCTGAAGCTTATGCATTTCCTCTTTGTATTCCGCTGAGTCGCCCTTTTGTGGTTTCCATTTACGAATTTTGACCACTTCCATGAATTTAGTGCCCTCTGGCAATCCAGACAGTAGAGCATTAAACTTCTTCCAGTGAAGCTTGCCTTGGGCATCGAACAAGTCAATGCCGTAAGCCTGTAAAAACGAAGCATAGATATAGTCACCGTCATAGCGGATATCGTAAGGTGCTTTCTCTTTAGGCTCGTCGCTTGCCGTGGTCTTCATGGGATTGCCGGCAAGGTCATATTCAACATGGTTGTCCTCAACGTTTGATAAGCCTATGTGTTCTTCGAATACTGATTTAAAAACCTTTGATAATTCCTCAATAGAGTAATCTTCAAAAGCGTCGTTAAACGACTTAGCTTTTTCCTCTCTGGTTACACCTTCAAGGCTCTTGCTGATTAGCATCCGAATGGCGAAATGCGGTTTGACATACTCTGGTATATCTTCATCCCTCATCATTTCAAACATTTTTAGGACGGTATCAAAAGACAAATCTAGGGCGTACTCTTTATCATCAATAACTAACTTGTCGGTCAGTTTTCGTGATAGGTCGAGCATGATTACTCAGCCAAGTATTTATCGAAGGCTGCCTTTGAGTTTTGGTTCTCAAATTCAGAACGAATGCCGGTAATAGTTTCAATCAGATAGAACATGGCGATATTTGTTGATTCACCCGAAAACGCATAGACAAGATTAAATGCTTCTTCATCGTCAAAGATTTGTGTAAAACCTTCTTTCACAAACTCCGTTGCCGCATCAATGGCAGCCTTATTGTCTGTGCCTTGGATTGCTAGGCTCCTAGCTTCCAATTCTTTCCCGACTTCTTCCATGCGTTTAATATTGCTATCTGACATTGGGAAATTAAGCTGGAACTCACCGAAATCGACTGGGATGACATTGCTACGTTTTTTAATTACTACCATGTTTATTTACTCCTTCTAATACGAAAAAAGAGGGGAAGGGCTAAACCCCACCCCTCAAGTTGTCTTATCTTGTTTTATTTAATTAGTGATTACCCACCGATTCCCGGTGAAGTAACTTCTGATGTTTCACCAGAACGAGCGGCACGCCCAGAAGTTTCTGAACCAGCTCCAGATACTGCGGCGGCTGCGACTGGTGATGCAGTGATGTCGTGTTTCTCTGGCGTACGTGACCAGTTAACTTGGAATTTGATAGTTTCAAGCTCTGACGCTTCACCATCTCCGACTTCAATCTCAGAAAGTCGTGCAAGACCTTCTTTGTAAGATTTGCCGTCTGGTGTCACTTCCTTGTACCATACGATGAGATCATCAGCTACGGCATCTTCTTTATCGACAACAAAGTTTTGAGCTTTATCAGCGTAATCACGGTGCCCTTCAAATGAGCGACCTCGTGATTTTGAAGTGATAACCTTCTCTTTAGTACCGTCACCGTCGAAATATGCCACATCATCGTCTTCTGCGTCATTCTCTGGTGCAGATTCTTTGATACCCTTGGCAATCCACATGTATTTGTCTTCAGTCGGTGGAGTGTCTGGATGTTCTGAATCGAACGGTGCAATGTAATGCTTACGAATCGCATTTTTAAATTTAGCCATTTAGTTAAGGCTCCTTTCTACTTCTAGTCTTGCCTGTAGGTCAAGCAAGTAAATGTAATAGTCTTGGTCATTGACATCATTAAGGCTTGGTGTCTCAACTTTCAATGACAAGAATGTATAAGAATTGTTTAAACTTGGTAATTCGAGACCGATTTTGGAAAGCTCAGTGTTAATCTTCCAAAGGGTTGCATTGACCTTTTGCTGATCTTTAGATTTAATGGCGATTTCAAATGGCAACGACAAAATCTGTGTACCAGCCATGTCTTCGTCTTCCACTTTACCGCCGGGTAATGCGTATATCACCAAGTCTTCACCTTCGTTTAAGTAATCTAATCGAGGTGTCAGTGGCAAGCCTAGACCAGCTAGAAAATCTTGCAACACCTCTGAAAAATCATTGTTATTCACTATTTCACTCCCATTGCTCTAATCGCCACTTCGCCCCACTGTTTCTTGTGTTTAGCAGCGGCTTTTTTATCCCAACGCCCACCAGTGCCAGGCTTTGGTTTCTGCGCTAGCAGTCTGTCTTTATTCGCAAAGAAAAACTTTCGTTGTCTTTCTGAGAAAAACAGTTTCAGTCTACGGTTATAGAACCTTATCCGTGCGTAAGGTGTTGACCAAACCAACGTATCAACGTTAGAGTGTCCGCTACCTCTCAAGTGCCCAGACTGTACTGGTGTGTACTTGTTCATATCCAGTAGCATTTGATTGCTCATTGCTATCTGTCCACGTCTGACCGCTTCGGGACTGCATTTCTTTTCAAGTCCCTGCAAATCTACCTTGATAGTTACATCAGCACCCATTAAATCACCTCGATTTCATAGCATAGAATCTTATGATTAAACGGATGATATTGAGGGATAATTTTACGGATGATGTAGTCTCGGTGAGTGTCATTAACTCGACCATTCAACCAACTATCATCCAACTCGATAGGTGTATACTTCGGATAGACCAAGAGGACCGAGAAATTATTCTCACTTCGATTCTGACCGCTTCCGGTGTGAGATACTGACCTATCAAATCTAACGGGTTTAAGGGTTGTGGGCTCATCATACATTACTTTACCCCAGACATCCGTTTCACCCGTTGGTCTCTGAATCGTGACAGTATCGACTAACATACGCTTATCTATCATAGCCCACCGCCTTATAGCCAAAACCAGCCAATGTCAGCCAGTTTAGAGCGTCAAGAGATAGATTGTACCTCTGACCACCGTTAGATGATTTAGAACCGTTCTGATAGCTTACATGAGTACGTCCAACGGTCACGCTTTCCAGCGAAGACTTGTCCTCTGCGGTCATGATGCCGCTTGAATCGAGATAGGCGATTTGATAAGCGACTGCTTTCTTAACGGCCTTCTTGCGTGGCTCAAAATCTGTCTCAAAGTCAGTAAAGTCGTAGAAGTTCTTGATATAGGCATCAATGATGAGACTAGCTCTAGCTGATAGCTTTTCAAAATCTTCTACATCTTCAAAACCAAGTTTCAAAAATTCTGTTTCGGTCAAATATGTCATTCAACCACCCCCTTTGCTATTTTAGGAGGTCTAAAAGCTCTGCCTTCGTGAGTGATGAAACACCAGTCAAGCCACGTTGTTGAGCGATAATTCGCAAATCAGCGACAGTCTTGTCTTCTAGTGTTTCAGCCACTTGTTCTACTGTTTCAGTAGTGGGAGTGGGTTCAGTGTCGTTCAAATGACGACGCATTAACATACCCATTAGGCACCTCCGAACTTAACCACCTTAGAGTCATCGTAGAGATAAACACCGTAGTATTCATCACCAGAATAAACAGTGGTTTTCTTCAAAATGTCACGGTCATTCTCAATCATGACATCACGTTTTAAGTTGATCACGAATGCTCCATATTTAGCATCGTCGTCTGTGTCAGTTTGAAGTGAAGACACTTTAACGAGGAAACCTTTTCCTTCGTCAACTTTCTTAGTACGTACAATTTGCACGCCAGCCACTTCGCCGAAAGTGCCAGAAACGACAACGTCAGCACCAACTTCTGAACCTTTGAGCCAGTTTTGACCAGCGTCAGCACGCAATTTAATAGCGTCCTTTGGATTGATAAGTGCCACATAACGAGCGTCTTCTTCGTCAGCGAAGATTTCCAAGGCTTTGTCAATATTCGCTACTGAAACAGGAGCTTCAGTGATGTTTTGAGTCGCAGTTTTAGCAACTTCAACGATGTCGTTGTCAACTTTGTTAGCAATAGCCAAAGCAATTTGGTTAGTAGCTTCACCGTAGACATTTCCATGTCCGACCAAAGCAGCTTTATCTGTAATTTCGATAGCCTTACCAGCTTGCTTGATTTTCATTTTTGTTTCTTTAGTGCCCAATTGGTCAATTGGGATTGATTGACCTTCAGTGATTTCAGTGGCATCACCAGAATATGTCCATTGTGGCACTGTAAGCTCATCCCCTGGACGACCTACGAGAGTTGTTTCTACCACTGCAAGCGGTGTGAATTTGATAAGTTTAGGCAATTTGGCTGACACCATGTCGGCCATAACCTGTGGATTGATTACCTGTGCGGTAGTTGTAGTTCCTAGAACCATAAGTTAGTTATCCTTTCAATTGTTGATATAGTTCTGGGTCTTTATCAAAGAGTTCTTGACGCTCATTGATGCCCATACGTTTAAAATCTTCCTTGGTAAGTCCATTCTGACTAGCAGATGGATTGCCACCAGCAAAGATTTTAGGCTGTGCCGCTTGTTCGTCTTGCTTAAATAGATACGGGCTTGTCTCTTTCAACCCTTTAATGACCTTATCTAGTTTAGGTTTACCAGATTCATCAAGTTCGATTTCGTCAAAATTGATGAATTTAGCAAGGTCGTCTGAATTGTGAGCGTCCACATCCTTCAATGCCAGACGAATAGCATTTGATTTGTTAACTCGGACAAGGTTAGCTTCGTTCTCAGTCTTGTAAGTGTCAAATTGAGCTTGCAAGTCCGTCAATTGTTGCTTGAGTTCCTCACTCGCTCCCTCTTTAGCTTGCAAATCCTTGAGTGCTTGGCTTTGTTGCTCGAGCTGTTGTTTAAGGCTGTCGTTTTCAGCTTGTAGCTCGGACTTAGCTTGTGTTTTAGCATGCTCAATCCCCGAACCGTACGCATTCATTAAGGAATCAATCACTGCTTTGTCTTCGATACCAGCTTCAACCAACATTTCACGTTTTAAACTCATGCTTAAAACTCCTTTGTTTTACGTCCAAGGGACTGAATTAGACAGTTTTACGCCATGCTCCAGGGCAAAACAAAAACCGCATCAAATTGATACGGTTTTATTAGTAGTCTGTTCCTACGAGTCAAGATTTGGATCACCAGCTTTCTATAATCCATGTCTATACGTAGTATTGTTAATAATACTAGTTTACATCTTTTAAGCGTGTTTTTTTGCCAACATATCCCGTTGCCTAATGGCTTCACGAGTCTTAGCCAGTGGATCATCATGGTATTTCTCACGCTCTCTATCTCGATACAAAAATGGGTATTTATCAACATACGATTTCAAAGCTCTCTTTTGCTCTGTAAGCCTTGTTTTGTATTTTGCGGTCAATTCCTCATTGTGCATCGTTTCAGCAACGTGTAGACGCTCTTTGGTGCTTCTAATAGCTCGTTCCATTGCTCGTTGTTTGCTCTGGACATTGGCATTCTTGATAGCTTGTTCCTCAGTCAGATTCTTCAAATCATCGTCAATGTCTGGCATGTAGTTGACACCGGGAATAAAAGGGGTCATGGTATGCCCACAGTTTACCCCTTGACACCCTCCGGGCTTACCATATCCATAATCATCAAGAGCGAATATCTTAACACCTTCTTCAGTCCTAGCTCGCCCTGTGGTAACTATCTGATTTTGTAGCGGTGCACACATCTCCCTAGCTGCTGCCTTAATGGAATAATAGAACGTATCAATACCAAGCTCTTGAGCCGGTCTCATTCGCATTTCGTTGAATGTACGTCTAGCAGTCGTTTTAATAACCGTCCTAGCGTAAGCGTCAGCCCTCTGTCTGCGTCCAGCTCTATCAGTATAGCCATAGAATCCTCGTTCTTGAAACTTCATTATCGTTTCATCAAGGGCTTTCTGAGGTGTAGCCATACCAGTGATAACTTTGGCTACTGTCGTCTCGATAATGTCCTCGTAAGTCGCTTGCACGCTCTTCGGTAGTGTTGTATTGATAAGGTTATGGATATCATTAATAGCTTGATTAGAGTAGCTTATAAGGTCTTTCATAACCTTGTAATCATAAGCATAAGAGTTCAATTGCTCATGAGTATCTTTGTAAACTTTGTAACCCTCATTCTCGATGATGTATCTAATCTGTTTTTCAGCAATCCCAGACCGCTCAGCAATCAGTTTGATGTTGTAATCATTCAGCATTCCGACATCAGCCATCTTTTCTAGTTGCCAAAGATAAGGCTGTTGGTCAAGGTAGTAAGTGCCACGATCATGCAACCGTTCCACAACATTGTCAAATAGGTCGTTACATAACTGACGATAGATGTCTGAAACATTATCAGCCATCAACATTAGTTGCTGGTCATTTAATTTAATAGGTTTCTTTTTAGCCATAGCCTATCACTCCCCGTATATGTCAACCTCATCAGTAGTCCTAAAACTATCAGCGCTTGCCATTGTTTCATCATTGATAGCTTGGTAAATCTCTTGAGCTTGTTCTTCGGTCACGTTAAGAGTTTTCTCGATAGCCATAACTTTCGGTGCGAATCCAGACGCTACCATCTTAGACCAATAATCGAACTCAGCGTTACGATCAGTGAAGACACCGTCATCCAAATCCACGCTGATTTCATCCATAGTTGGAATCTCACCAGTATAGAGGTTGTAGACTCTGGCAAGCTCAAGGATTGAAATGACAAGCTCTTTCAATGATTGCTCGACAAGAGTAGCGATAGAGTTGCGCATTTGATAGGTGTCTGATTGCTCTGATACGACCTCTGTGGCAGTCTTCATGCTCTTACCATCGAAGCTAAACATACCAGCAGACACGCCCAATTGCATTTCAAATAGACTTAAGCCCTTGTTAATGGCCTTGATGTAATCGTCTGAACGGATATCAGTGGTAAGGTCAGTAATACCGATACCCTTATCCATGTCACCGCTATCGAATTGCTCGTATACATTGTGACCTGTTTCAAATTCACGCTTGACTGTTACTTTTTCACCGCTGGTGTCGTACTCAGTCTTAATCATTTGAGTAGGTACTGCCACACGGCGCTGACCCATCTTAACTTCCCACATAAATTCGTCGTAAGTGGTATTGATGAAGTCCATCGTAGTCTTAGCATTATCAAAGATAGATAAACCTAGAGGACTGTTAATGTCCTTGTTATTCATGCCAGGGGGCTTTAAGTACGTAAATAGTGGCCTTGTAAGCCCGTTGAGTGTGGCAGTTTCTTCCAAGTCCTCATAGAGCATCGATAGAGGTACACGTTGACCGATACGAGTTTTAGATTCAGATTCGTATAGCTCATTGCTGATTGTGTAGCTGTCCTTAGTCCACTCATGAAATTCGATAAGACTGTAGTATTTTACTTTCTGCCCTTCCGTTTTAAGTGTTTTAGTCACGATTGCAGCACTTGACACGTCTTGCGTATTTGACTGTAATGGCAAGAAGACTGGTGCTTGTACAAATGACACCCTTACACGGTCTTCATCAACGTATGGACGCATAGCAAGGCCACCAAGGGCCAGACATGACTCTAGATAGCGCTCAAAGTTCTTGTTAAATCGGTCAGTTTTAAGCGTTTCATTGATGAAATCATTAGCCGTTTCGTTATCGACTTGAATCTTAGCCTGTTCATTGAATACGAGACTTGCCACCTTCTTCGATGCCGTCCGTCCAATAGGCAAGTGGTTGAAATCACGTTTTAAATCTGTTCCATTGCTATCTCGATAGCTCACACGGTCAAAACTACCTGCAAAGTATCTGAGATTATCCATGATACGGTTGTATTCTTCTGGTGAGATAGCTATTTTTGGGTGGTCAGTGATACTGTTTAGACTTTGATTAGTCATCACATAATTACTCCTTTTAAAAAAATCCTTAATGGTCTGTATGATTCCCATTCTTTCTTCTCCTACGCCTTAAGACCGAGGTCTCTGGCATTGTCTAGTACAAAATATTTAAACTCATCGACTGTGTGGTCATCCTCTTTGATAACTTTCGGATCATCAGTATGTATCGTTTTCTCATCGTATCGATACATCTTGTGTTCCTCGTAAAATACCTTGTTAGCTGGTATGTCGAGGTAGTAGAAGCGCCCCTCAGCTAGCAAGCTGATAACCATGTCAATCATGGTCTGATTCTTCTTCTTAGCTACTGGATGCCATCGCTCGCCAAAGTCCTTGAAGTATTGGTTTCTCAATGCACCCTCGGCACTATCGATGGTCATTCTTAGCTTTGGCACCCGGTACTGTTTGAGTACCTTGTCAATGAAATTGCTAACCATGACAGTTAACTCACTCGGTGCCTTCTTAATGACTTGACCGGCTGGGCTGTAATAAAATGTATCTAACAGAATCACATTGCCCTTTGCAGTAAGCCCATAAGCACCGCAAGCTGTAGCTGATTGTTGGTGCCCTGTATCCATTGCGAACGATATTCCGATAAGTCTATCGTCCGTTGGTAAGCTGTCGATAGCGTGGAAGGTACTCATGTTATACACTTGATTGCCCAAACCAACCGCTTCACCTAAATATAAGTAGCGGTAGTAGTCGTAATCATTCTGTTTAATGCGCTCTATATCTTCAAGCATTTGTTCAGTGACAAAGCCTAACTTATCGTCAAGGTAAGTGCTTGAGTGTGCTAGATAGTTCTCGTTGGTCTTAATGTCCTCGAACCATTCATTTATCCAACTATAAGGGTTGCGAGGTGGATTGTAAGACCAATAGAACTGCACAAACGGGGCCTTGTCGTGTTTCTGACGCATGAAAGTGACGTTTGATTGGTCGAAGTCCTCGGCGCTGTCAAACTCCGCTGCTTCCTCGTACCAGACTGCGATGATATTTCCAATGTCGTTTGATTTCAGTTTTTGGAAATCGTCTTGCCCGTAGAAATAGAAGGTAGAACCAGTACGCTTGTGGACTATCTTAAACGGGCTTACAGTAGCCCTAAAATGAGTCTCTAATCCAAACATACTAATGGCCCACAGTACCTTATTAAACACACTGTCACGGATTGTTCTGGCAACCTTACGAATGACAACCACATTAGCTTTCTCGCCCCTCATAATGTATTTAATCATCATGTAGACCAGTTTAAGCACGATAACCGACGACTTAAAAGAGTTCCGCCCACCCTTAAGCACGTTGTAAGGTTTGTTAGACTGCCAAACCGATTTGAAATGCGGGTTAACGTTCTTCTGAATATCAATCGTTGTCATCCGGGATATCCTCCCATGTGTTGACAATATTGAGGTTCATTGTGCCTTCAACACCGCTATCAAGCTGCTCTCTTAGCTTTCTGATTTCAAGCTCTAACTTCTCGGACTGTTTAGCCGTTGGATAGCGTTTCAAGATTTCAGTAATAGCCTTGATAACCGTGTTGTTGTCAGCCTTCTTCATCAATCTTTCAACTTCACCGGTCAACGGGTTCATCATCAAGACTTCTTCGTCTCGTTTTCCTCTAGCAATGTCGGATAGGATGGACAAGGCCTCTTTTGCACTCATGATATTCGCGTCGTGCATTTTCTCGACTTCACCTTGAATAAAGAGTTTAATCTCAACATTTCTCAACAGTCTTTCACTCTGTGAACTTGCTGTCCTTTCGCTATACCCAGCATTAATCGCTGCTTGTGTCCCATTGCCTAGCTTGATATATTCACTAGCAAATAATTTCTGTCGTTGATTTAGCCCAATATGTCCACCTCCTTCACTGCTAGAATTTTGTGCATAAAAAAGACAACCCACAAAATGAGTTGTCTCCGTTTTTCTTCGATAATATAATAATACCACTTAAAACACTTGTAAGATACCGTGCTTTATCCGTCAAAATACCGAAATATCAGCGTTCCACAACTAATTGACCATTTCTGTATAATTCTGCGAATGCTAGGATAGCATTATTAAGTAGCTCTTGAAAAGCCGTCCTCTCAAAACCAATTGCTTGGGCGATTTGCCAGTTTGGTTTCGGTGGATATGCCAGATATTTCTCTATCAGTATTCTGCGATAGTCTGGACGATATAGCCCGCTAACTGCTTGTTCTATGGCTTCTAGCTCGTTCATAGCATCAACACGCCTAACTGCAATATTTTCCACCGGTCTATTCACTCCACTGCCACCTCTGGGCATAAATGTGAATTCCTGTGTAATTTTCTGCTCAGATCCGTCGTGTGCAATCTCTCGCCAGCGTGGATATTCTCGAAGTTTGCGCTTGCAACCTCTGATAGTTGCTTTTTCATCAATTTCCGGCAATAGCATTGTTCTATCCTCTTTGGTATAATAGTAGTGTTGATTTCCAAAGAGTGCCGGCCATTGTGTCGGTCTTTTTTTGTTTGGCCCAAAGACATTAAGAAGTTTTATAAGAGAAAGATTAATGTATTTGTTTTGGGGTTGTCTCTTGGGCCTTTTATCACCTCCTTTCTAGCATTGACACCAGCAAGGTCTTTGGCTTTTTTAGTAATGCAAGACATCAATAAGAAAGAGGGTTTTTCACATCCTTTTTTCTTAAATTTGCTGGGTTTTGTTTGCAAGGTCTGTCAGCGATGCGTGTCGAAAAAGTGTCCAAGCCACTAAAAATCTATATCCATTTTTTAGTGTATTTTGACAGACAAACAGCCAGTGACGGATTCGAACCGTCTATACCACTCTGGCTACAAACCCATTGCCAGTGCCGTATATAAGGCACGTTTAACGCTGGGTTTCTCACGACCTACCTTGCCTTTATTACGACATTCTAGGGTTATGCGATCAATTTCATCGTCCAACCTTTCAGACCACTCGTAGTTATTGAAAACGTAATCAATGATTTCGCTGAATAAATCCCTTGACAGCATACCTTCCATTTGAATCGCCTTCAACGGTGTTAGTGCAGCTTTCTCTAAATAACATTGATTGAGGGCGTTTTGGGTTTTGTTAGCTTCTTTCTGGTTGCAGCACTTGACTTCTCTAATGTACTTGTTTAGGTCGTTAGGGTGTTCCTTGCGTAGTTCTTCCACTTCTTCCTGGAATCGCTTGAATAAGCCCTCTGGCAGTCCTGCGTTGGTTTTATTCAAAACCGGTTTAGTGGTTTTCCCTCTTGTGTAATTAGTAGACAGATAATCTTGCAGGTCGTCGAACAACTCATCGGAAATAATGCCTTCTAATCTGTCGACAGTCGCTGGTGAGATCCTCGCACGTTCAACGACTGCGGCGTTGAATGCTTGATAAATGATGCGGGCTTGTACTTCACTGCACTGTTTCACATCTTGGAAAAATTGCTTATAAGAGCCTTTTTTGTGTGCTTTTCTTAGTGCTGCATGTTCATCGACCAACCGTTGATATAATTCTGGTGTCAGTCCGGAATATTTGTATTTTACGCTCATGACCCACGCCCTCTCAAATAGCTAGGAATGTCATCCCCAACATTTACCGCATCATACTGTTCCTTGCTGACCAAGAATTTCCCGTAAGCCCCGCAATCAATAGTGTAGAGCTTACCGACCATAGATTTGCCGGTAACCTTGCCGTGTAGTTCCACTGCATTGTCTGCCTTGTGAATTACCACGGTCTCGATAGGTCGGTTAACCACTCGTAGAACAGTAGTCACGTTAATGGCTAGTGAGACCATGAGTAATACCGTAGCAATAGCGAGGTCGTTATAAATCGTCTTCTTTAACAAACGTCCCATTAATCATTTTTCCCTTTCTGTTTTTAATCTCCTCGTAAGCAATGCCGAGACACTCAGTCACATCAAGGTCTAACTGGTGAGCTAGCACGATGATTGTTACTAGCGTGTCACCGATAGCATCCTTCAATGCTGCTTGCGGCTTTGTGAATTTCGTTGGCTTCAAGAGTACATCCCGAATTTCTCCGACTTCTTCCGTGATACGCATCCACTGAATCTTTGGGTCTGCTTGCTTAAGGTTGCGGTCGTCTGCCCACCGATTAATTTTTGCAATAAGCGCTGGGATGCCGTCATACGTAGGTTCTTCAGGCTCTGCGATAAATACAAGTTTTACCATTACTCCACCTCTTTAGTTTTCTCTATTTCGTCCGATAAGAAAATAAACGGAGTAGTTACATAAATAGGGTTGTCAAATACCGGTTTTTTTGTAAAAGGCGCTAGTGGGACATCTTTTAAATATATCGCTGCAAGGCCGTCGCTATCCTCTTGCACGTAATCGATTTTTTCGACGTTAATAAGCATTCTCGGTTGTTCTTCACCGTATTTTACTGGTGTCACTTCGATAAACCTTGCCATCTATTCCACCTCCACGATTTCAATGCCCTCGCAGTCGAATACCCAGCCGAGATTCAATTTTTCAAGGTCGTTTTTCGTGAAATCCGTCCTAAAGCCTGGAGAAAAATGAAGAATCCCATCATCGTTGCATAAGTATTGATTAGTGACTTTGATTCTGACAGTGTACTTCGTCTCTTTCTCCACCTCATACCCAAACTGGTGCATGTTGACGAGGGTTTGAAGTACGTCTATTTCGTTATCAATCCATTTCTTAAAGTCGCTACCTTTTTGCCGATCCCAAATTGTGAGGTAATCCCACAGATTATAATCAAAATCCTTTTTATTCTCCTCATACCAATCCGCCACATACTGCGGAACGACTGGTTTCTCGAAGAACGAATCATATAAATCTTCTGCGTGGGCCATCGACAACCCAGCCGCTTTCGATAGTTTATTAGTTGCTTCATCCTTGTTCATCATTTCGTACTCTCCTTATAAATGATTAGCGCAGACGTTCGAACTATAGTCTCGCACCCGACGTCTATTGCTACTGTTTGGTATTTAATATCAATTAATTCCTCAACATACCCCGATGACAAGTACAGGTTGATAATCATATCAATACTGCATTTATCCCCGGTTTCTGTGCACACCTCTCGTGTTTTAATTGCCATCCACTTCCTCCATCTCCACTGTGTATTTCTTCGAATTACGATATTTAACACCACGCAAACGATGTAGTTCATTGATAGCGTCATTTTTGTCGTTGAATACATGGACATTGTCTTCCATGTTGTCGTAATAGACGATTACTTTATATTTCATAATTTAACTAATCTCCTTCCGTTCTCGCTGGTTCTGCGGGTATACACTGGTGTGCCGTAGTAACCAATCGTACTAGGCGAGACGCCTAGTTGTTCGGCTATCTCACGCTTGGTGCCCATAGCGATTAATTCTTCGCCTTTGTAGAGGGCGTATTCTTTGGCTTGCATAGCTCCACCATCCTTGCTAATAATTCCTTGTCCGGCAATTGCTCCAGTGTTAAGATACGGTTTAATTTCTTGGTATTGATACCCAACTTAGCGCTGATTAAATCCATATCCTTGCGGTTTTCCCAAAACCATCTCGAAAACTCTTGCGTCTGACCTAATACACTGGTATGATCATAATTGCCTGGAGTATATACCCCGACTAACTTGTCTTTGTATCTACTGTTCATTCAAGCTCCTTGATTTCTAATTCAATGCGTGGGTTGCTGCTGTACCGTTTCTGAGCTTTCAGCTCGCATACAATGCTGTCATCCGTCCAAACGATACCCTTTTTATCAACCTTGCTGTATCCAGCGTTTGAGATACTATCAAAGAGTGCTTTGACTAGGTTGTCAATATCGGGACGCATAGCGTGCCAAAGTCTTTCATCCATGAATTTCTTGAATGCATCCCACGTTTTAGCTCTCGCTTTTGGCGTAGGCTTTTTTGATACGCTCAAGGGAGCTTTCATGTAAAATACGACATTGACTGAAATCGGTCCGTCAAAGAATTGCCCATCATATTCTTGTTCAATAAGTTGCGAACATTGACGACGCCACGCCTTCATTTTGGGGTCTTCATAAGTTCCGAACTTGCTGAATCGTGGCCTTGTCTGAGGTTTTGGCTCGATGTTTAAAATCATCTTCATGACTTCACCCTAGAATGGCAAATCCGATTCTTGGATATCCATAGGACTGCCTTGCATTTGATTGCTGCGTCCAAAGTTTGGCCCTTGCTGTTGCGGTGCTTGCTGACCGTAAGGACCTGCATAGCCGTTGTCATTGCCAAACGCTCCCGATGTGTTGCCTTGATTAGCACTGCTGCCTTCACGCGCTGCACGGCTTTCCAACATTTGGAAGTTTTCAGCGACAACCTCAGTCACGTAAACACGTTGACCTTGCTGATTCTCGTAGCTACGGGTCTGAATGCGTCCAGTAATTCCAATCAATGCGCCTTTTTTAGCCCAGTTAGCTAGATTCTCAGCTCGCTGACGCCAGATAACGCAATTGATAAAATCTGTTTCACGCTCGCCGTTAGCATCTTTAAAGTTGCGGTTAACCGCAAGACTGAAAGATGCTACTGCGATGTTGTTGCCGGTGTATTTTAGTTCTGGGTCTCTTGTTAATCTTCCAACAAGGCAGACTGAATTAATCATTTGTTTTCCCTTTCTCTCTATTCACGGTTTAAAAAATCATCCAACGTTAGAACCTCATGTAGTTTTTTCTGTGATTTGCAATAATCACAATGTCCACACTTCTTAGGTTCTTCGTTTCCAAGCGATACTTGATATACTCTAGGGGCGTGCTCTTTGATATAATTTAGCCCCTCTGTGAGCCATTCCTCAGTCAGTTCGATAATTTCCTTATCTGGCTGTTTCTCTTTCGATACGGCCACAATAAACGGCTTGAATGTTGGATAATCCATTTGGCGTAGCAATTCTAAATAAGTCCCTAGTTGGACATGGTATTGAAACCCTAGAATGTTATTGACGGCAGTTGGTACTTTAGCATGCAATTCCTCTGACCATTCCTTAGTCCAGATAGATTTCATGGTCTTTAAATCGACCACATAGCCTTTTGAAAAGTTGATACTATCCAATTTCCCTTTGAATGGCACGCCAGCAATGAAACCAGTAACAATCTTTTCTTTTTCGACTTTGTCACCTTTCTTGCCGTGATAAAGATTATTGAAAAGTGCGTCGTCCTTAAGTGTGTCGATAACCTTCTCAGCTAACTTGAAATCAGATAACAGCCCATAAGGCTTGCGACTAGAGAACAACGCTTTTTTGTTGTCTTCTTTGAATTTTTCGTGAGCTTCTTCACTCTCAAAGTAGCTATGGACGTAGTTTCCGAAAAGTAGAGGTTTTTGATCTCGTTCATCATCCCAAACGCCATCGTCAATAGCTTTAGCTCTGGCTTCACATTTCATGTATTCCTTGAAACGACTTACAGACATATAGGTTTTATCAGAATAATAATTATCATCCGTCAAGATTGTTAGTTCAGTCATTTTCTACCTCTTTGATTTTGGTTGAATCACCTTCAAACAAGCTGACTTCTTCGATGATTTCACCAGTTTCAGCGTCTACGCTTTTATCTATTTCCGATTCAGATTCGTCGCTCATGAGGTCGCCTAAAAGTGTTTGAGTGTCCTCATTTTTTGGTGTGACATCGATAGGATCAGATTTAACATCCTCAGTTTGATTGTCCGAGATAAGACCTTCTTGCATTTCGGTTGACAATGGGGCGTACTTACTCAAAATGCTCTTAAGTACAGTCTTTTGAGCCATAGCGTCAAAGTCTGTAGACCAAGGCCCTCTTGCGTAAGTCTTTGAAAAGCGTTTCCCGTGGCTTTCTGCTTGCTCTTTTGTCCAAAAAGTCAGTTTCTTAAAGCCGTTTACCAGCTCAAATGTTGCGAAATAGCCGTAAACTTCGTCTTCGGGTTGAGTAAAATCAATGTCCAATGTTTCAAATAGTGGATCATACGATTTGAATTGTGCTTTGTAGACCTTACCGGAATTAATAGCCTTAAATTGCCCAGAGCGGATAGCTAACTGGATAAGTCCTTTGTACCCTAATTGAAATTGTGCATCTTGTTTGTACGGCACGATGTAAGCGAACCCCAAACTTGGCTCAATAGGTAGATTCAATACCGCTGCTTTCATCGCTGCCGTCATAATCGAAGTATTGCTTGCTCTTGCCAATAGGTTGTTGTTGTTCACAATTGACAATAGACTTGCCGTAAATTGTCGTTCATTGCCATTCAACACCTCTTGGAATTTCTGTTTTACTGCTGGTGAGTTGAAAAAATCTTTGTGTGCAAGTTGATTTGCCATGTCTTTGTCTTCCTTTTGTTTTGAATACCCTTATTTCGCATTTTAAGGGGGTGTAGTGCAATTTTAACGGTGTCGTAGTCTATTTATACCACCGAGCAAAACACACGTCTTAAAATCGATTTTAGAGGGGGTTTCTAGTGTGCGCTAAAAATCTGCGTTGGTTTCTTAGCGAAATACATATATTCGTTGATTTTGCTGATGAATGAGTATAAATCTAGCTCATCCATCATTTTCTGCTTATGCTCTTTCGAGAATACAAGGCCGTGAATACGCTCGTAGTCCTCAAAGAGTTTTAGTTTTACTTCTTCTTCCGTCATAGCATCATCCTTCTAGCTGTTTTAGCTGATTGAGTGTATAGCGCTTATCTTTGATGTTGAGTGCTTTAAATACATTCCCTTCCAGTCCTGTCCGAATGCGGCTTGCGACACGTTCGCTGTAAAGGTTTGCAATTTCATCATTGCTTAAGTTGGTTGAGATAATCGTATTCTTGCGATGACTGAGCACGTCAAAGATAAATTCTTCTTCCCACGCTGACTTAGAGCGCCCTGAATCACTTTGTTTAACGCCTAGATCGTCCAGGATGAGATAATCAACCTCCATCAACAGTCTTGAATAGTAACCCTCTTTGCTCTCAAACTTAAAGCTCTCTCGGACTTTCCGTAATATTTCGGTCAAATTCACGAATAGCACACTCTTTGGTGTTCCTCTTTCCTTGAAAGTCTCATTCAGCGTTTTAGCCATTGCAATAGTCAAGTGAGTTTTACCGATTCCAGTAGTTCCCGTTAGCAAGGTGTTCCCGCCTACGCCATCAAGATATTTCTGCGTTTGTCTCTTCACGAAATCTAGCAGATTCTTTTCCTCTTGCGTTCTAGCGATGAAGTTATCAAAAGATGCTGACTTTAGCTCTTCGGGAATAGTGCTATCTCTCATAAGCACGTCATACGTTCTCAGATAGAGGTTTCTCTTCATGCTCTCTTTTGCCATCTCTTCTTCCTTTTTGTCTCTTTGCTCTTTGGCACACTTTGGACAAACTGGAGAGGGTTTGCGTGGTTGTTCTTCACCCGCAATTTTAACGGGGATATTAAGCTGTAACATCGGTACCCCATGAATAGGACAAACGTCCCCTAGCCTTTTTGTGTTTGCTATAATTTCAGCTTGCGATAGCATATAGATATCACCCCTTCCTAAAATGGGTTTTCATCCGTTCGAGTAGCTACCCATTCTTCATAAGTTTGTGGCTCTTTCTTTTGTTGTTTCTTGCCCTTATGATTTGCTTTGCTATTCCTAACAAGTTCACCCGTCATTAAGTTGTCTTGTTTCCATCGGTTTAAGATAGCCTTAATATATGCAAAGTTTGCCTTACCTTGGCTTACTGCTTCTTTTAGTGCTTCAAGAATAACGTCAGCGTTAAAATCTTCTAGCATGTACTGTAAGTCTTGCGTTTGGAGTGGTGATAGCGGTCTGCCTATCTCAGCTTCGAAAGATTGATAAAGATTTACAAGGTCTTGATTAAGAGGGGGAGTAGTGGTAGGTTGTTTTTCTTCTCTTACCTCTCCTCTCCTACCCTCTCCTCTCCTACCCTCTCCTATCCTATCCTCTCCTATGCAACCATTTGTCTGACATTTGGTTGTCAGTTGGTTGTCAGTTGGTTGCACATCTGACAACCACTGATATTTATTGCCTTCTACCAGTGCTATTTGTTGCATTTCCTCTGTGAATCTAGTGGGTTTCTTTCTATCCTTCCTAATAGAATTGTGTTCTATCCAATCTGTTATAACTACCACTCCACTGTTAAACAACAGTACATAGTTGCCCTCGATTAGAAGTTTCATGTCTTCTTTCGTTGTGCCAACCAATCGCATGATAGTTTTAGGGTTTCCGACAAAACCATCATCGTCAGCCTCTAGGTTTAAGAAGAAGTATAAAGCCTTTGTCGTAGGAGGTAAGTCAAGAAAATCATCAGTCATTACGACATCTCTACTGAACATCCTTCTATTTGCCACTTGTTCCTCCTTTTCTTTTGTGTTATAATCAAGTAAATTGTTTTGATGAGCGTTGCACCTTTTGGATTGTTTCCGGAGGTGCTTTTTTAATACCTACCCTCCCACCACTTCATGTTATGTTAGTTCGTCAATAAGTTTAGGAGTGCTCCAATCCTATCCTCCATGGATTCTTCACACTCTGTGCGTTCAAAGTCCGAACCGTCAAGCTTAGTTACGTTGTATTCAGCTTCTACGATAAGCACTTCGCAGCCAAACGCTTCAGCAAGCTTGTCGAGCTCATTTTTTTGTTCTTCGTACGGTTCAAGCGGCAAGAATAGCGCTTTCCTCAAGCGATTGGTAAACACTGCTGTAAACACTAGGCTTCCTTTGTCCTTGTAACTTTCAAGGAACCCATCTTTTTCAGCGCTATAAAATACGACTTGTTTGTTATTTTCTTTCATGATTATCCTTCCTCACCTTCGTTGTACTTCTTGAAGGTCAATCCCAAAGTTGTGATGCCTGCTGCGATAACCAAGAGACCAAGAGTTGACGTGATACCCTCTTTTTCGCCAGTATGTGGAAGAGTGCCACCGTAAACGGCTGTATTTACCGCCTCTTTTGGCTCAGAATCGAGTTTATAAGATACTGTGGTATATTGTGCCACTTTGTTATTAGGACGCTCTACGCTCGTTTTAGGGGCTTTTTCTGGCGTGCTAGGTTTTTCTGGTGTTGGTTTAGTTGGCTCTACTGGAATTTCAAGCTCTGGCAAGTCCAAGATAGGTGCGTCATTCGGAATTACTCCACCTTCAAATGGTGGGAGCTCACGTTCTTCTGGAATGCCCGGAATGCCGCCTTGGAATTCTGGCTTATCGTGGATAGGTGCTTCATTAGGCACTACACCACCATTAAATTCTGGCTTGTCATACTTCGGAGCGTCTGGAGGTGTAACCCCACCATTCCACTCAGGGATTTCAACTTTAGGTGCATCGTGTGGAATTTCAAACGTTGGTTCTGGTTTGTTTTCGCCGCTGGCATCTCCTTTACCACCGACAAGTTGGACATAACTGTGTGAGATAGCACCGTCTGACTCAGCTTTCAACTCAATTTTGTTAGTTGGGTTAACTGATTCCTTAACAGCATTAACAAGCTTAGTCTTATAGTTGATGTAGATCATGCGATCCAAGCGATCCAACTTGATAGTAAAACCACGATCTGACTTACTGATAGACTTAACTAAGTCCATAGCTGAGCCTTTGTCAATCCACGGATCAACACTTTCAATGTTTTTAATTTCAAAGTAGTTATCAACTAACTTTTGATTCTCTGACATTTCATCAATGATAGTCACATAGTTGAGCACTCTCTTAGCGTAATTAACACGAGCAGTCCAGTTAATCACTGTTGGATCATCTTTATCTTGTGATCCCCATTTTGCAAGCAACTCATCTTTACCGATGACTTGTTCTTTGCCGATAGTTGCAGATACGACTGTACCGTTAAAGTTGACATTTACTGGCTTGCCAGATACAACTTTATCTGTCCAACTTGCATCTAGTTTCAAGTTCATGATCTTATTCAAAGGGTGTGATTTGAAATAGTCGTTAAATACAGTGGTTACTTTGTTAGTGGTAGCGTCTGCTGTAGCTTTACCAACTACTGCTTTTTCAGGGTTATGTACATCAAACTCGTAAGAGGTTTGGAATTTCACTTCTTGAGGCAAGTCAAAAGTAACCTTGTCACCCTCGTTAACCGGGACATCGTCTGGAATTTGAATATCTTTATACTCAACTTCAAAAGGTGAGTATTTGCCAGTGCCGTTAGGGAAAGCTACTTCAACGTTTGGGTTCTCAACG